CCAACAGAAGGCTTGGCATATGAGTCAAAACTTGCTATACTGTTAAATCAACGCCTTAAATAAATTAGGAACAGTTATAAATACTCATATGGCACGTAAAAAATCTACAGAAAATAGTTTCGCGGATCTTGTTGCTCGTTTGAATGCAATGAGTAATATGACTCCAGAAGAGGAAAGAGCATCATTAATGGAAGCCGCTAAACAAGAACCAAAAATATTAGATGATAAAGATATTTCATTAGCCGACATTGCCAGATTAGCAGGTATCAAAGAATACACAGAGGCACCAAAAGTTTCAGAAAAAGCAGAAAAATTAGTTGAGTCCATTACAAAAGAAGAAGAGCCTAAAACAGAGTCAGACATCACAAAAGCAATCAAAGAGTCTGATGCAGATGACTCTATTTCAGCAAATATAAAAAGAGCAGTAACAGAAGAAAGCAAAAGATTGGACAAAATTGCAGAATTAGAAGCACAACTGGCAGAATTGAAATCCGAACAAAAAGAAGAGCAAACATATGATTCAAAATCATTCAAAGAAGTTATTGCAAAAGATATCGCAGAATATATCAAAAACGCAGAAGAATCTCAACTTGTTGAATTATACAACACTTTCTCAGACAATGAAGCAGTTTACAACGAAGAACAAAAAAGCATTCTTGTCAAAACTCCAGAAACTTCAGAAATAATTGCTGATGCCGAGAAGGCCGAAGCACCAGCGGAAGACGAAGTGATAGCAGACGACTCGCAGGCAAAAAGAAATATGCAAGAGCCACACAGAGGCGAAGAGAAAGCAGACGACGAAGAAGAAAAAGAAGAAGAAGATGAAGACAAAGCAGGCGAGGTCCCTATGCTGGACAAAGATTTTGACGAAGGCGAAGAAGTTGAGATTGAAGCACCTGCTGAAGACAAATTTACAAACGATCTAGATCCTCAAAAATAGATAATTACGTGTATGCACTTACACGTTACTACAAACAAATTTAATCCTAATCCGTTTTACAACGAACGTATTAGAAGCATTTTTGTGACTCCACCAAAAGATGCTGTTTCTTTGTTCGACCAAAACGGATATGATCTTACTAAATTAGAACAACTTTATGCAGTGGCAAATGGCTACGACCTAACAAAACACAGGAATGAACAACATATTACTCTAAGGCAGGACTGGTTTAATGATGTTGAACCGGATGACGGTCCACATATAAATCATGCTTATATGTTTGAAAGAAAAGGATTTGAAGGTGATGCCTTAAGTCAGTTGAGGTCATGGGCCGGCAGTAATCCTCATCTACACAAATTAGTGGCTATGAAACCAAAATGGGGATTGGATTTTAGTATAGACTATTGTGATAGAGAAGGAAATGTTTTTGAGGTTTTGCATTGGGAATTTGATGGATTTGATTACAAAGAAATTGCAGACAAAAAACAATACATGGATGAATTTTTAATCAAACAGGACTGGCACGATGCCTCTAAACAAATATTGAAACACAAAGACGAATGGCATCACCTTGGGTTTTTTGAACAAAGTGAATGGAAGACCAAATACTTTGGCATAGACAAAGAACGTTTTAAGATGGTGCTTTGGAAATAAATACGGTATGAGCAATATTCCTTACAACTATCGAGAATATCTAGATGATGTTACCAAAATGCGTCAAAGAGGTGCCATAAGTGCAGGCGAACAAATTGCATCACCGTCAAGTGCTGGTAGCAGAGGACTTGCTAAATTAACAGATTTTACCAACAGTCCTAATCAAATTATGAAAGACAACAACGTTGAAGAAAGTGACGAACTACAACGTATCAAAAAATTAGCAGGGTTGATCTAAAAAAACCATTTGCTCTATCATTAAAAATGTTATATACTGTTGCTAACAACAGGAGAAACATATGGCAGTAAGAAATTTTAACGAAGCAGAAAAACAAAAACTAATCCAAATTATATCGCAAGGATCACAAGTGTTAAGTGAAGTTGACGATTTGAAAACAGGTTTAAGAGATACTGTAAAAGCGATTGCAGAAGAACTTGAACTCAAACCCGCTTTAATCAATAAAGCGATATCTGTGGCACACAAAGGCAATTATCAAAATATTGCAGATGACATGGATACTTTAGAAAGTATATTGAACTCAGCCGGTAAACTTTAATGCTAAAATTACTCAAAGAATTTTGGGTAAACAGTTACAAATCAGATCCGACAGCATTTTATTTTGAAGTTGTATCCGTAGCATTTACCGTTTGTGGAAGTTGTATATTGACTTTCACCTCGCCACATCCTATAATGACAATAGTGTTTCCATTATATTGGGTTGGGTCAAGCACAATGCTATACGCAGGAATAAGGCGTAGGCAAATTTGGTTAAGCACTTTGACAGCATGGTTTACTACAATGAACACAATAGGATTATATAAAGTATTTCTTGTATGAGTTACATAGACGCATTATACAAAAAAGACGAAGACAAAATTTACGTTGTAGAACGTGATCCAAAAAAAGGTCGTGTTTTTGTAGAGTATGATGCCAGGTATGTGTTTTATTATCCTGATGCAAGAGGTAAACATAGATCAATTACAGGTGAAACACTTCAAAAGGTCACCTGTGCAACGTCAAAAGAATTCATTAAAGAGCAAAGAATAAGATCGAACAAGACTCTTTATGAACAAGATATCAATCCAGTGTTTAGATGTTTGGAAGAAAATTACTTAGGTAAAGAGACTCCAAAACTAAATGTTCTGTTTTTTGATATTGAAGTGGATTTTGATCCTGAAAAGGGTTATGCCACAACAGATGATCCGTTCATGCCCATAACTGCCATAAGTTGTTACATGGGTTGGACGGATCAATTAGTAACGTTTGCGGTTCCACCAAAAACAATTAGTATGCAAGACGCAAAAATTCTCACAGAACGTTTTCCAAATACATTATTATTTGAGAAAGAAAAAGATATGCTTGATGCTTTTTTACAAGTTGTCGAAGATGCAGATATTATCTCAGGTTGGAACTCGGAAGGATATGATATTCCATACACTGTAGGAAGAATACAAAAAACAATGAGTTCAGATGACACAAGGCGTTTGTGCTTTTGGGGAGAAAAACCTAAGAAGAGAGTTTTTGAAAAGTATGGAAAAGAACATTTAAGTTATGACTTGATCGGAAGGGTGCATTTAGACTTGTTAGAACTATATAGAAAATACACTTACGAAGAACGTCACAGTTTTAGATTAGATGCAATAGGCGAACATGAATTAGGGGAAAAGAAAACTGTCTACGAAGGATCACTTGACGCACTTTACAAAAATGATTTTGGTTTGTTTATAGAATATAACAGACAGGACACTAACCTACTTGCTAAATTAGAAAAGAAATTAAAATTTATAGAACTTGCGAATGAAATTGCACACCAAAACACTGTATTATTACAGACAACAATGGGTGCAGTTGCAGTTACAGAACAGGCAATAGTTAACGAAGCACATCGAAGAGGTATGATTGTGCCTGGCAGAAAGTATAGAGAAAAAGATGCTGAACCAGTTACGGCGGCGGGTGCATACGTGGCTACTCCTCAAAAAGGAATACACGATTGGATAGGATCTGTAGATATCAATTCACTGTATCCATCGGTTATTAGAGCATTGAATATGGGACCAGAAACTATTGTAGGTCAAATAAGACCAATTATTACATCAGCAGAAGTAAACAGAGCAAGATCACAGAAAAAATCATTTGCGGCGGCTTGGGATAATCAATTTGGTAGTTGGGAGTATCAAGCAGTAATGAAACAAGAAAAAGGCACAGAGATTGTTGTGGACTGGGCAGACAACACTTCAGTAAGAATGTCGGCGGCACAACTATATGATGTGGTGTTTGATGGAAAAAATAAATGGATGTTGAGTGCCAATGGAACAATTTTCACATACGAGTTTGAAGCAATCATTCCAGGATTACTTAAACGTTGGTATGCGGAGAGAAAGGAAATGCAACGTAAAATGCATGACGCCGGTGATAACGAAATAGAAAGAGAATATTGGGATAAAAGACAACTTGTTAAAAAAATTAATTTGAATAGTTTATACGGTGCAATACTCAATCCTGGTTGTAGATTTTTTGATATAAGAATAGGACAATCAGTTACATTGACTGGTAGATGCATTACTAAACATATGGGAGCAAAGATAAATGAAGTAATTTCGGGTAAGTATGACCACAGAGGAGAATCTGTTGTGTATGGCGATACAGATTCCGTTTACTTTACTGCACACAAGACACTTGCAAAAGAAATAGAAAGTGGACAAATACCATGGAACAAAGAAAGTGTAATTGCGTTGTATGACAAAATTGCAGATGAAGTGAACACATCATTTGTTGGATATATGACAAAGGCGTTTCATTGTCCGAGTACAAGAGGTTCTGTAATCAAGGCAGGCAGAGAACTTGTAGCAAGTAAAGGTTTGTTTATCACTAAAAAAAGATATGCGGTGTTGTACTATGACGTTGAAGGCACACGTACAGACGTCGCAGGAAAAGAGGGTAAGATGAAAGCAATGGGTCTCGACTTGAAAAGATCAGACACTCCGGTTTTTGTACAAGACTTTTTAAGTGATATCCTGTACATGGTTTTGACAGGTAAGACGGAGGAAGAAGTATTACAAGCAATTACAGATTTTAGAGCAGATTTCAAGGCAAGACCGGGTTGGGAAAAAGGATCTCCTAAAAGAGCGAACAATGTAACAGAATACTGGGAGAAAGAAAAGAAACAAGGCAAAGCGAATATGCCTGGACACGTGAGAGCAAGTATAAACTGGAACAACTGTAGAACTATGTATGGTGACAAATATTCGTTGCCAATTACAGATGGTGCAAAAGTGATTGTTTGCAAACTAAAAAACAATCCTTTGAACTATACAAGTATTGCATATCCAACAGATGAATTACGTATTCCTGATTGGTTTAAGGATCTTCCTTTTGATTCTGATGCCATGGAGCAAACAATACTAGATCAAAAAATTGAAAATTTAATTGGCGTATTGGAATGGGACATACAATCAACGGAAACCAGCAATACATTTAACAAACTTTTTGAATTTTAAATAAAATTATGTTAAGTATCGAAGAAATTAAACTTTTAATAGAAAAACTTGAAAAAGTTAAAAAAGAGGATTTTCAAGAATTAATAGATTCAAATTTACAAGTTCTAAAAGAACTTGAAAGTGCGGTTGATGCCAACAATAGTCAAGAAATAGATCGATTGGATAAGACCGTAGAATGGTTCAAAATGGATCTTGAGCATAAACAAAAAGAACCAGTGGTTGATAATTGGTTGTTTAGAATGGTGCAAACTAAAATTTTTCAATTTTCTAGGACTAACATTTACAACAGTCTCGAAATAGGACCAGGATATGGCACTTTTTCTAAAGAATTTAGGGCATGGGGGAGAAACTATTTTATAGACATTCTACCAGAATTGGAAGAAAAAATATTCCGAAGGTTTCGAAATCCTAGACATAGAAAATACTTAAAGTTTTTCTTAACAAGAAAACACGAATGCCATAACATTCCACAAAATTCATGCAACTTTGTGTTTAGTTGGGACACTTTTGTATTTTTTACACAGAATCATATACAACACTACCTACATGATATGAAAAGAGTGTTGATACCGGGCGGTTATGCTTTCATACAATACGCAGACTGTCATTATGATTTTGATTTGACGCAGGCCAAACGTGGTTATTGGAACTACAACACAAAAAGTGCCATGGAAAAGATCATTACCGAAGAAGGTTATGAAGTGGTTGAAATGGGCCAGTTCAAACCAGGAGCAAATTATGCCATTTTCCGTAAACCTGGTAAACAAAATCCTGTAGTTTACAGAATTAATGAAATAAAACTTGATTAAAATCTAAATATAAAGTAAAATAATGGTATGATAGATATCTTAAGAGACATTGTTAAACACACGCATGGATTGGGGTTTTTAGATCTTGTTAAAATCACTGGCACTAGTGACGAAACCACGATTGATTCCATGGCAGAAGACAGATCAGTTATCTTGCAAGGATCTTTTCACAAACCACAAACAGAAATGGACGGTACTTTTGGTATGCCACAATTAGGCAAACTAGACATTCACTTGAAATGTCCAGAGTACAAGGACAAAGCAAAAATTACTGTATTGAAAGGCACTAGAAATGGTGCTGAAGTTCCAACAGGCATACACTTTGAAAATGAAAAGGGTGACTTCAAGAACGATTACAGATTTATGAATGCTGAAATAATCAACGAAAAACTTAAGACTGTAAAGTTTAAGGGAGTTAAGTGGGACGTTGAGATAGAACCA